AGGTGGAGCAGCACGACCTCGATCAGCAGATCGAGGCGGCGAAGTTTGCGATTGCGATGTCCGGCGTAAGCCGCTCGCCGTTTCGAGCCCTGCGGTTTGCTCAAACGATTTCGCCGAATGCTTCTGGTGCTCCCGATCCGGACACGATCGACATCTACCCGCCGCCGGGCATGGGCGGGCTTCCAGGCTACACGAGCTGATGGGCTTCCTTTCGTTCCTATCGCGACGCAAGGCCGAGGCCGCACCGCAACAGGTGCAGGCCCGATACGACGCCGCTCAAACCACGCCGCTAAACCAACGGCACTGGTCTCAGGCGGATTGGTGGAGCGCCGATGCGGCACTGCACCCCGGAATCCGCCGGATTCTCCGCGCTCGTTCTCGCTACGAAGCAGCCAACAACTCCTACCTGGCCGGAATGCTGTCGACGCTCTCCACCGACTTGATCGGAACCGGTCCTCGGCTGCAGCTTGAAATCCCAGGCATTCAGCCGGAGGATCCCCGCGTCCGCGAGATTGAGCACGCGGTCCACGAGTGGGGTCGGGCGATCGACCTTGCCGCCAAACTCCGCACAATGCGGGTCAGCCGTGCCGTCGACGGCGAAGCGTTCGCGAAGAAAATCACGAACCCGCGGCTTGGCGAAGGCGTCCAGCTCGACATTCAACTGATCGAGGCCGACCAGGTCTCAAATCCAAACTGGATTCTTGAGATCGGCGCGATCGACGGCCTGCGGCTTGATGACGCCGACAACGTGGCCGAATGGCACGTTTTGCATCGGCACCCAGGCTCCGTGTCTTGGACGGGAAACACCGGAGACTGGTTGCCGGCTGAAAAAATCCTTCACTGGGCACACAAGATACGGCCGGGCCAGCACCGCGGCGTCGGTGAAGTGGTGCCGGCCCTTGAACTGTTCGCGATGCTGCGGCGGTACACGCTCGCGACCGTCACGGCCGCCGAAACCGCTGCGGACTTCGCCGCCCTCATTCACACGAACGTCCCGGCCGGTGGCGACGGCTCCGCAGCCATGCCGGCGTGGGACACGATGCCGATCGTCCGCGGCATGGCGATGTCGCTCCCCGACGGGTGGGACGCGACGCAAATGCGGCCGGAGCATCCGACAACGACCTTCGACATGTTTGAACGGCGGCTGCTGAATCAGATCGCCCGCTGTTTGAACTTGCCTTATATCGTCGCAGCCCTTGATTCATCGTCCGCCAACTACTCGTCAATGCGTGGCGACTACTTGGTGTACCGAAAGAGCGTCAACGTCCTCCGAGAAGACCTCGAGCGGAACGTACTTGATCCGCTCCTCGGTGATTGGCTTGACGAGGCCGCCCTGGTGCCGCGGCTCCTGCCAAACGGTCTGCCGCCGGTAGCCGAGTGGAGCTGGCGTTGGATCTGGCAAGGCTGGGAGCACGTCGATCCCGTCAAGGAAGCCGACGCACAGACGATTCGGCTCGACAATAACACCACCACCCTTGCCGACGAGTGTGCTGGCGTTGGTCGCGATTGGCGGGTCGTGCTGCGGCAGCGGGCGGCTGAAAAGGCGCTGATGGAAGAACTGGGGCTGAACAGCCAGCCAGCCGCGACTCCGTCCGCAGCCTCGCTCGACCATGAGCCCGCCGACGAAGACGTGATCGCCGAAGACGGCTATGTGCCGCCGCAGGCGGCTCGTGAGGAGGCGCGTCGCGGACTCAAGTGGCGGCAGGAGTTCAATCGCGGCGGAACAGCCGTTGGTGTTGCTCGAGCACGAGACATTGCCAACGGTCGTTCACTCTCTCTCGACACGATCGGCCGAATGGTGAGTTACTTCGCCCGCCACGAGGTTGACAAGAAGGGCAAGGGCTGGTCGGCCGGCTCCGAAGGCTACCCGTCCGCGGGCCGCATCGCATGGGCCTTGTGGGGCGGCGACCCCGGCCGGCGGTTCGCTGAATCCATTTGGCGACGTGCCAACGCGAGTTGGCAGTCCGAAGGCGATCTCGCGGAGACCAATCAGTGAACGATTTCTCAGAGACAAATCGCATTACCGGTCGCATCGTTGCGATGGATGCCGAGTTTTCGCTGGCGGCCGAATCCGGTGACGCCCAGGCTACGCCCTCATTTGAGCTGGTGGCCTATACCGGACGGGCCATCCGGCAATCGTGGAGCCGCAATCCTCTCGTCGTTGACCTGGCCGGCATGGACACCAGTCGGCAGTCGATTCCGATCCTGTGGGGACACGACGCCAACATCGACAACGTCCTCGGGCAGTCGGCGAGTATTTCGAGCGACGGCCAGCAGCTCATCGTTGCCGGCGATCTGATCGGCGAGGGTGACACCGCACAGAAGGTGTTGGCACTCGCCCGCAAGGGGATGCGGTTCCAGGCGTCTATCGGTGCCGATACCGGCCGGATTGAAAACATCGCCGCCGGAGAGCCGGTCACCGTCAACGGCCGGGAGTTTACCGGCCCTATCTCAGTAGTCAGAGGCTCCGCACTCCGCGAAGTCTCGATCGTGTTGATGGGAGCGGACGCCCAAACGTCCGCGGCAATCGCTGCCGAAGCGAATGAGGGTCTCGATATGGCGCACGACGCCACCTCGCCCACCGAAAAGGTGGAAGCCGCGGCTGCCGGTGCCGTGGATCCCAAGCCCACGATCACGGAATCCATTGGCGTTACCGCCAAGGGAACCGACGGTGACGCGCTGGTTGAGCGTGCCGCAAAGCTCGAGGAGGCCGTCAAGGCCGAACGAGCGGAGCGGGAGGCGCTCGCCCAGCGGCTGGCCCTCGCCGAGACGCGGATGAACCGCGGCCCGGCGATCCACGCCGCCGAGTCGGTCAGCGGTCCGAAGGTCATCGAGGCCGCTCTGTGCCTCCAGGCCGGTCTGCCGAAGCCGGAGAGCCACTACGACGAGCGTACGCTGGAGGCGGCTCAGAAGGCCCGCAAGACCACGTCGCTCGGCGAGGTGTTCATCCAGGCCGCCAAGCAGAACGGCTACAGCGGATCGGAGAAGATCACGTCGAGCAATCTCGGCCCGGTTCTGCAGGCGTCGTTCGCGACGCACGCGATCAGCCAGATCCTCGAGGCGGCGGTCAACAAGTTCCTCCTGGCCGGCTTCACTGCGGTGGAGCAGGTCTGGAAGGACATTTCGGCGGTTCGCAGCGTTGGGGATTTCAAGTCCATCAACATGTATCGCCTCAACGGCTCCTTCAAGTTCGTGAAGACGGGCAATGCCGGTGAACTGAAGGTTGCGGCTGGCAACGACTACAAGCGTAGCGTGGCCGCCGAGACCTACGGGATCACCACGCAACTGACCCGTCAGGACATCATCAACGACGACCTCAACGCCCTCTCGCTGATTCCTCAGCGGATCGGGCGCGGTGCGGCACTGTCGCTGAACGACGTGATCTGGACCGAGTTCCTTGCCAACAACGCCACCTACTACCAGGCGGCGTCGGCTGCGGCCGGCAACGCGCTTTCGTTCGCAAGCCTCTCGGCTGCGACGATCGCGTACAACCGGCTCAACGATCCGGACGGCAACCCGCTGGCGATCGCCCCGCGGATCCTGCTTGTGCCGCCGGAGCTGGAACTGACTGCCAACCAGCTCATGTCGCAGTCGGCCCTCTTCGCCTCCTCGCTCGGCAGCACGTCGAGCAAGGTGGTCGAGCCGACGGCGAACGTGCTCGCGGGTCGGTATCGGATCGTGCGGAGCAACTACCTCCCGGCTGCTGGCACCGTCGCCAACAGCACTTGGTGGCTGCTTTCCGATCCGGCGGACCTGTCGGCTCTCGATGTCGTCTTCCTCAACGGGCAGCAAGTCCCGACGATCGAACAGGTCGCCGCGGACTACCAGCTCCTCGGCGTGCAGATGCGGGGCTACATGGACTTCGGCGTGGTCAAGTCGGAGCCCCTCTCCTGCTACCGGATGGCGACCGCCTGATCGTGAAAAACTGGGTCCGGCGGGGCTGCGATGTGCGGCCCCGCCGGCATGACACTCACCTCACTCTGTCTTTGAAAGGACCGTTTTCATGGCCGATTATTTTCAAGATGGCGATCTGATCGACTACACGCCGGGCTCGGCCGTGGCCGCCGGCGACGTGATCCAGGTTGGCAAGATCGTGACGGTGGCCCCTCGGCCGATCGCCGCGAACAAGCTCGGTGCAGTGGCCGTCGAGGGTGTTTGGGCGCTGCCCAAGCCCACCGGGGCCGGCACCGACTACGCCCAGGGCAGCAAGGTCTACTGGTACAGCTCGCAGGCCGTGACTGGCGTCACGGGCGTGCAGGCTGGCTACGTCGTGGCCGCTCCGGCGACCACCGACACGACCGTGAAGGTGTTGCTGTTCCCCGGCTCGTGATCGACCCCACGCAAGGGGGCGGGTGCGGCCAGCTACCGGCCGTGCCCGCCCCTCTCGCACCCGGTGAACCATGCAGGACATGATCGCCATCGGCGAGACGTGGTTTCGTTCGCAGCGGCGTGAGCACCTTGCCGTTGAGGTTTCGTACCAACCAGCGGTCGGTCTCACCCGCACGGTGAGGGCAACCGCCGTGATCGGCCGGTGGGAGTCGATGGATGCCGCCGGACAGATTCTCCGCACCGAGACGCGGGACTGGTTCGTTGACACCACCGATCTTGTCCAAGACCCGCGGAAGGGCGACCGGATCGTGGCCGGCGACGTGACCTACGAGGTCATGATCCCGCCGGGGGCACAACACCATTGGCGGTGGTCGGATCGAAATCAGACTCTCAGGAGGATTCACACAATGGTCGTCTCTGGTGCCGCTGCAGCCGCCAACGACACGCTCCTAGTGCGTGCGGTCGGGGCTTCCACGGCCGCGGCGATCACCGATGAGCAGATCGTCTCGCAGCTCACGCTGGACCTGGGGACGGGCCGGAGTATTTCGCAACAGGTGGCGGCGGCTGCGGCCTACCTCTACGTCGTGCTTCCGGATTCATTCGGAAATCCGCTGTTCTCGGTCAACGGGTTCCGAGTGACGGCTTTTGATGCCACGACGCGGTCGATCACGTTCGCCGGCCAGACCGCTCGAGCGTATCGCGTCTACCGGTCCGCCTATCCGGTCACCGGTTCCGTGCTCGTGGAGGTGGCGTGATGGCTGGCATTCAAGGCACCAACATCGTCGCCCCTGTCGTGCCGCTGGATACGGCGGACGTGCATCCGACGCATGTGGCCCTCTATGGCAAGGGCGGCTACCGGACAGTCGCCACTACGGTTGAGCGGGACGCGATCCCGTCGGCCCGCCGCGAGGCCGGGATGCTGGTGTACGTCGTGGCGAACGGTCTGCGGTACGAACTTGGTGCGGACCTTTCGACGTGGACGACATACGCTGGTGCCGTTGGGGCTACCGGGCCCGCTGGCGGTGTTGGAGCCACCGGCCCGGCCGGAGGTGCAGGAGTTGCCGGGCCCACAGGAGCCACGGGATCGACGGGCGGCACTGGGGCCATCGGGGCCACCGGGGCCACGGGTCCAGCCGGCACGACGACCTGGGCCGGCATCACCGGCAAGCCTTCGACGTTTGCCCCGTCGAGCCACGCGGCGAGCCACGCG